ATTCGGCGCGCTCCCGCCGGGACAGCCCGGCAACTGGTCGATTTTCGATAAAGACGGCGCCAAGGCCCTCGACTTCGACACGTTCTTTTCCTGCTCGATCAAGGCCGAGAACAAAATCAGCTCCAATCCCGTCGAGAAAGGGAGTTTCGCGGATTACAACAAGGTCGCTTCTCCCACGGCGGTGTCGGTCGTGATGGGCCGCACGGGGAAGAGCGACGAGCTTGCGGCTTTTCTGGAGGCGCTGGACAAGCTGGCGGAAAGCACCGACCTCGTGAGCATCGTCACCCCGGAAAAAACGTTTCTCGACTACAACCTTGTCTCCTACGACTACGACCGCAAGGCCGAAAACGGTGTGGACAGGCTGCTTGTGGGGATCATGCTGCAAGAGATCCGGCAGGTCGAGCCGCAGTACAGCAACGAAACCATAAAGCCGATCAGCAAGGCGCAGGCCAAAAATCCGACTGATGCCAGTACGACGGATGCAGGGAAACAGCAGGGGCAGACGACGCAAAAAAGCACACTGAAAAAGCTGGGCGAGGGGATTTTCGGATGATGACCGTACCGCTCCGGCATGAGCCGAACCAGAGCCTCCAGATTGTGCTTGGGGAACAGAACTGCACCCTCCGGTTTATCTCCCGAGGCGTGAACCTGTACTGCGACCTTGCCATTGACCAGACGGTCATCTGGTCTGGGTTCATCTGCCGTAACCTCGTCGGCTTGAAGCTGTACGACTATCTCGCCTTCCGGGGGCAGCTCTACTTTGTCGATATGCAAAAGGAAGAGGATCCGCACTGGTCGGGCCTCGGCGACCGATTCCAGCTCGTTTATGTCGAAGAAGGGGAAACGCTGTGAACACGAGCTTCACCAAAAAGCTGCTTGAAGCGCACATCACGCTCGCCGAGGGCGGCTTCAACACGGTTACCGGGCAAGGTGCGAACACCAAGATCATCCGGCTCGGCATGGATGTGGACATCCAGAAGCCCGGCGGGAAAGAGAAGAACAAGGCCAAAGTCCGTATCTTCAACCTGCCTCTTGCCGATATGGAGACGCTGACGACGCTGGCGTTCAAGCCGTTGCAGGCGTCGAAAAACCGCATTGCCGTGTACGCGGGCGATGAAGAGCATGGGATGTCGCTAGCATTTTCCGGCGACATCGTGAGCGCCGTTCCGAACTTCAATTCCGCCCCTGATCCCTCTTTCGATATTGAGTGCATCACGGGATACGTCGCCAGCATCACGCCCGTGCCGCCGTTGACGGCGCAGGGTGCGCAGGACGTTGCCACGCTCATGCAGGGGCTCGCGAAGCAAATGGGGCTCGCTTTCGTCAACAGGGGCGTGTCCGTTTCCATTCGCAATGTCGCCATCGTCGGGGGCCCGATGGAACAGGCGCAGCAGCTTGCCCACGATGCCCGTATTGACCTCATCGTGGACGATGGCGAGATGGTCATCTCCCCGCTTGCGACGCTTCGCAGCGATGACGGCGGCTCGACGCCCCTCTGGTCCGCGAAAAGCGGCATGATTGGCTATCCGAGCTTCGATAACGAGGGCGTGACGGTGAAAGGCATCTACGAGCCGAAGCTCCAGCTTGGCGGCCCGGTGCGCATCGAGAGCATCGTCCCTCGCGCATCAGGCCTCTGGCAGGTCGTGAGCCTGAGCCACAAATTGCAGGCAGGCTATCCCGGCGCAACGCAGTGGGTGAGTCAGGTCAAGGCAAGCTATCCCGGCGCGAAGCCGAAGAAGGACAAGAAATAATGCAGGGACAACGCGGCCTCTCGACAAATTCCAGCGAGTACAACGCGCAGGACTTCATGATCAGCCAGATGCTCGGACGCATCGCAACGGCGGAACCCGTTCGCGTGGTCGCCGTCTCCGGCTCGGGCGTCTCCCCGGTGGGCTTCGTCGACGTGCAACCCCTCATCAACTTGGTGACGGGCGAACAGAAGGCGCAGGAGCAGAGCGTACTCTTCAAGCTTCCCTACCTGCGCATTCAGGGCGGAAAAAACGCCCTCGTCATCGACCCGCAGCCGGGTGACATCGGCCTCGCCGTCTACGCCATGCGCGACACGGAATCGCTCAAGGAAAGCCGGGGGAAGGATGGAAACGTCAATCCGGGGTCAGCCCGCGCCATGAGCAAAGGCGACGGCTTCTATCTCGGAGGCTTCTTAAACGCCGCGCCGGAACGCTATGTGCTGGTCAACGACGAGGGCGTCACCATCGAAGGAGTGGCCAAACTGACGATGCACGGGGAAACTTCCGTCCTGACGGCGGAAAATGGCCTCACCATCAACGCCGACGTGCGCATCAACGGATCCTTGACGTGGACGGGCACGGCGCAGGGTGACGGCGGCCCGGCCCGGTTCTCCGGCGGACTCACGAACGCGGGAGGGACGGTTGAGAGCAACGGTAAGGTCTTGGAAACCCATGTTCATACCGGGGTCGAGCCCGGTTCCGGCATATCCGGACAACCACAGTAACGGGGGGTGTTATGCCTGATTTTCAGTACCAGCCGCCTACAGGACCGCTGTCCGGCAGCGAATTCGAGCGACAAACCACACGGTTCTTTCAGCAAGTGCAGGGAGCCGCAGACGCAGCACAGTCTACCGCAATAGCTGCACAGATCACTGCAAACGAGGCGATCGAGCGAGCTCAAGCCTCAAACCTTGTCGACGGGAAGACCACGCAGTCCGACGCGGGCGGCGTGATCACCGCGAAGGACGTGGCGATTGGTGGGGATCTCGGGGATCTGGCGAGCGCGCGGGGGCAGATTGGGAATTCAAAAGCAACAAATTCGCACGATTTTTCATCCGGGATGCTCAGTGAAAAACCGGGCATGTACACCGCAATAAAATCGGGTTCCACAAACGTTCCGTTCACTGGGCCTTTTGCAGAAATGATCTTGGGGTCGCCTACGTACAGAGGCTCTCTGTTGATAACGAGTGGACGTCCCACACTCCCCCGCGCCGCCGTCAGTACTATCGATACTGAACAAGGATTCAGCGGGTACAATCGGCTCATTACCGAACAGCAAATCGGCGACGGCCTCACCGTCAACAACGGCATCATCTCCGTCCCCGAATACGAGGGCGCGACGGCATCGGCAGCCGGGACAAGCGGCCTTGTTCCGCCCGCAGCCGCCGGGCAAGCCAACTACGTGCTCTGTGGCGATGGAAAGTGGCGGGACATAGCGACGCTTGTCGCCGCTGCGCAGGCTCGGCTTGCTGAATCTGTAAAAGCGGAAGAAGGGGCTTTATGAATTTCCGAGCGGTTCTGAATATCCGCGCGCTGTCTAATATTCGTGATGAAGTGCAAGCAACTGCCGAAGTGGTAGATTCGGGGCTCCTATCATTACGTCTTGATGGACAGTGGGATTTGACGCTCTCCGTAGGGGGCAATCTTGCTTCGGCAGGGGGGACTATGCGCATCGTGCAGGATGTCGCATCGTATGTACGCACATTCCAAGGAGAACCGTACTACGCGCAGCAAGACGGAATCCCGTACTTCATGCGCGAGCTTGGTTCCCTCCCTCCCGCCGAGCTCGTGCGGGCGCGCTCGAATGCCCGTGCGCTTGAAGTCCCCGGCGTAGCGCAGGCTGATACGCAGCTTTCTCGGCTTGAAAAACGCATCTTGAGCGGGACGATCCGCATCACCACGGAAACGGGGGAAACCGCAGATGTCGCAGTCTAGCATCGATTTTACCGAAAACGGCCCGGTCGTACCCGATACCGCGACCGTCCGGGACGCTGTCGAAACGAATTGGCAGGCGGCATTCGACAATCGGCTGAACCCGGATCCGGCCACGCCGCAGGGACAGCTCATCACATCCGAAACGGCCATCGTGCAGGACAAGAACAGCCAGCTCCTGTTTCTCGCAAACATGTTCAACCCCGAGACTGCGGAGGGTATCTATCAAGACGCGCTCGCCAAGATTTACTTTCTGACCCGGCAGCCCGCACGCTCCACGGTCGTCCCCTGTACCTGTACGGGGCTTCCCGGCACCGTCATCCCCGGCATCGGCAGCGACGCCCCGGCGCTCGCGAAAGATGCGGACGGGAACATCTTGGTCTGTCAGACAAGCGGCACGATACCTCAATCCGGAAGCATTGTTTTGGAGTTTGCCTGTCAGGTTCCGGGCCCCATCGAAATCCGGCAGGGAACCGTGACTACGATTGTACGTACCATCCCCGGGTGGGATACGATCACAAACGCCGATGGGATCACTGGACAAAACGTCGAGAGCCGGGCCGCGTTCGAGTCCCGGCGCTACGCCAGCGTCGCGAAGAACGCCAGGAGCGTCGCCGCCGCCGTCTATGCCAACGTCGGCGATCTGGATGGCGTGCTTGATGTCTGTGTGCGCGAGAACAAAACCAGCGCGCCGCTTGAAGTGCAGGGCGTTACGCTCAAGCCGCACTCAATCTATGTGGCGGTCGTCGGCAGCGCGACGGATAGTGATATTGCTGAGGCCATTTACGCCCGTTGTTCAGCCGGATGTGATTACAACGGCAACACCAGCGTCACTGTGACCGATCCGGTAACCGGAGCGGTCGAGACGGTACTCTTTGAGCGCCCGGAATCGCTCCCGGTGGGCATTCAGGTGACTATCCGCAAAAATGCCTCAATGCCGAGCAACGTCGAAGAACTCATTAAAGCTGCCGTTGTCGCCGAATTCTACGGAGAAACCGCCGACGCCTGCGGAAATACGGGTCAGCGCGTTCATATCGGGGATACCGTGTATGCAAGCCGCTTTTATTCAGCCGTGCTCGGAACGGGTGTCACCGACTTGGTGAGTATCGAAATCGCGGCGCCCGTCGGCGAAGGCTCCCCACCAACATGGGGCGACTACATCACCATCAATATAGATGAAGCCCCCACGCTCGTCTCCGATAACGTCACTGTAACTATCATCAAAACGAGGTCGGGCCGTGGATAACTGGCGAGAAACGATACTTTCGCAGTACGACAACTCTGAACGGCTGCTGGCGCTCATCGAATCGATGAATGCCGTCATTGAGCCCACGGCGGATATTGCGGCGTTCTATGAGTCCGTCTTTGACCCAGAAACGGCATTCGGATGGGGGCTTGACGTGTGGGGACGCATCGTCGCCATTCCGCGTACGCTTGAAGTAGAGGCGACGGACATCAAGCCGTTCGGTTTCTCCGGTTCAAACCTCAGCAACTTTGGGCACGGTCCTTTTGCATATGAGAGCAAATCGAACACGTTCATACTTCAAGATAACGCATATCATCTTTTGATCTGGATGAAAGCAGCTTCGAACATCACCGACGGCAGCCTCCTAGATTTGAACAAGATCGTTCATTGGCTTTTCTCGGATCGCGGTCATATTGCCGTCGTGCATGTCGGAACGATGAAAATACGCTACGTTATCGGCTTCAAGCTCCAGCCATACGAGCGTGCGCTTCTCCTGCGCGATGACGTTCCCCCAAAGCCTGCGGGCGTCGGCTATGACGTCTATCAAGTCATCCCGAAACATACCTTCGGTTTCGCCGGATCCGGCGGTCAGAATTTCAACAACGGCGTTTTTCAGCCGTATGGAGGCCCTGTAGATGCCTATTCCCTCGACTCCTAGCATCATGCCCAACGTCTTGGGATATGCAGCGGATACCGTGCAGATCCCTGAGACGACCCCGACAGGTCAAGGTATTCCTTCTTTCCGGGATCTCTTTCCGTTCATCACGCAGGTCGACCCGGACGCGGGCGGCGTCATGGTTGAAAGAGCGTGGATGAACGCGCTTTTCAACTTGCTTGGTCAACACGCCTTTTTCCAACAATCCGGATGCGTCTACCCGTGGCAAGCTACGCTGAACTATATCGCGGGCTCTCATGTCAAAGGAAGTGATGATGTCGAGTACATCGCGTTGCAACCTTCCGGGCCAGATGTATCGGGAACTGGAGCAAAAGACCCTGCACAGCAAGCAAACCGCGCGTACTGGGTTTCGCTTGCATCTTTTGTCTCCGGCGACTTTGTTCCAGATTCGCGGCGGGTCATCGCCGGAACGGGGCTCACTGGCGGCGGCCCGCTCTCTGCTGACGTGACTCTCGCGGCGAAGCTGACCGACAGCGTGAGCCTGGCGGATTCGACGACGGCTGCGTCCGCTACGGCGGTCAAGGCTGCATATGATCAGGGGACTGCCGGGGTTACTGCGGCAAATGCAAAATTGCCGCTGTCTGGCGGTACCATGCTTGGGTCGATACAGTGTGGAAATTCCGCGCAATTCGTGGTTGGAACGCAAGAAGCGCCTTTTTATCAGATGCGTGCTCGGCTTTTTGGCGTGCATAGCCCCGCTGGGGTGCTATGCGGCATAATGACAGCGGATGCCGCCGCCAACTATTTCTCTATCGAACCCACCGGGGGCGCGATTGTCAATTCTTACTGCGGACGTCCGGGATCTGCTTTCCAGCACGGCTATTTTGTCAATATCAACGACCATCCTCTGGCGGCAACGATAGTTGGAGGAGCGTCTGGTGACGGATGGTTTTATCGAAAGTACAGCGACGGTTTTATTGAACAGTGGGGTATGGCTCAAACAGCGGAGTCTGGTGACACCATCATCACATTTCCCACTCCCTTTCTCAATGGACTCTATAATATTCAGCTATCTTCTGTCAGCCCTGCGTATCAAGACAATTTTTATAACATATCGATGCAGGCGTATTCATATTCAACCACAAGTTTCTATGTTGAAATATTGAACGGGCAAACCAAAAGACTGTCAGCGCCCTTTGCGTGGTACGCGTGTGGTTTTTAAAAAATAGGAGCAACGTATGGAATTTAGCGTGGGACAGTACTTTATTGATACGTATCCCCCAGATGCCGCTGAATGGTGTAACGGAAACCGGGCGTACATCAAAGAGACAGAAAAAGACGGCGAACAGCGGCAGTTTCAGATCGTAGCGTATCCGGAGTTATCTCTTGACGAGGCCAAGGCCGCCAAGCTCTCGGAAATCAACGGGGCTGCGGACAGGGCCATAGCCACACTTACGGCGACCTACCCGGACCGCGAAATCAGCACGTTCGACAAGCAGGAATCCGAGGGCCGCGCCTATGCTGCCGACCCTACGGCTTCAACGCCGCTTCTTTCGGCGTTGGCACAGGCTCGGGGTGTCCCTCTTGATGGGCTTGTGCGCAGGGTGCTCGCCAAGGCCGACGCCTTCGCCGTGGCGTCCGGCTCCATCATCGGCCAGCGGCAGGCACTGGAAGATCGGCTTGATGCCTGTATGACGCTGGAAGAGGTGCAGGGCATCACCGTTGATATCTCCATGCCGGGCGGGGGAGAAGCATGACCTACGGAAAGCGCACTCTGATCGCCGTCGATCAACTCCTCAATACGCTTCTCGGCGGCTGGCCCGACGAAACCCTGTCCTCGCGCTGTTATCGTTGGGCGCGGGACGGCGTGCGGGCATGGCCCCGGCGCGTGGTAGACAGGCTGTTCTTCTGGCAGAGGGAAGAACACTGCAAGAGCAGCTACGAGAGTGAGAGGGAGGGAATGCAGTCCCCGCCGGAGCTAAGAATAAAAAGGCTATTCTATAAATAAAAGCAAGGATTGCTTTATTTCACCCCATACAGTATCCTTCTTCCCCAAAAAGGAGAGAGGCCATGCCGCTACCCATGCCCGAAGAAGAGGAGCACTTTCGTTGCCCGCACGGTGAACGTGTTCAAGCGTTGATGCTGTGCTCACTCGACTGTGCCGTGTCGGGGGCACATCCCGACAGAAAGGCAAAAGCCGATGGTCGGTTCATCATCACGCCGTGGTGGTGCCTGAACAAATGCAGGTGGCTGCCTGAGCACCGGGATGAGATCCGATTCGTGGCGAAAAAGCCGGATTGAAGACACAAAAAATCCCCCTCCCGGTTTGTGCCGGGAGGGGGATTTTTATAGCTTGCACCAAGCGTTTGGTGCGAAAATGTTTTTAACATATTGATTTTACTAGTATGTAAGCTTGACTGTTAATCACTAGGTTGGCGGTTCAAGTCCGTCCCGGGGAGCCAGAAAGTACAAGGCCTTACAGCGAAAGCTGTAGGGCCTTTTCTGGTTATGGGTAACACCGGGGTAACACGGGAAACGCAATCAAAAGCAATTTTGTCCAACTGTTCCGCTTTGGGGCGTTCCCTCTGCCAAGCCTTTTCGTCCTCCCTATTACCCTTATTTTCCTTTCCACCAGTATACATTTGACTCCTTTACAGGAGATTGGCGTATCCATATCGAAGGAAAGGATTACTCTTGCCGCCACAAGCTCCGGATTGTTGGCAACAGAAAGCTCCTGAAACCGCAAAGTGGCAGCATGTGCCTCTTGAAGAAATTGAGGTTGCCATTATTGACGTGATAGGCCACACTGGGAATTGATAAGAAAATATCTCCCAAGACTCATACTATTTCGTTTATTTTATAAAGAGAGTAACGCTATGAAGGGCAACTTTCATGCGTACTCTCTTTTTTATGCTCTTAAATAGGATTTTAAGATCTATAGTTAACAGCAATTTCGATAGTGTTAGATTCTTTAATTATACATTTTGATGCGGAAGTCTTTTCGCTTCATAGTTATTTTAAGATACTCTGAAGCAATATAGTCAGCAATCCTTGAAAAAGATAAGAACTTATTGCTTTAGCGCAAAAACGAGATGGGATACCATATCAAGCACGATTTTTTGTTTTTCCGGTGGAAGTGAGCCTACGAGTTCGGCAATTGTATCTGAAGTGTTTTTCAGCGTCTCGTCGTTCATTCGGAAAAGGACAGAAACGGGGCAATCGAGTATCTCAGCTATCTCTTCAAGCCGGGAAAAGCGGGGAGCGGCAAGG